ACATAATTGGTGTGCAACTGTGCACCAAAATTATTTATGACTATCGCCACTGTATTCCAGTGGGGATAGAACTCTGGTCAATACATTTATTAGATGTAATACCGGTTTAGTAAGGGGGTCTCCCATGAGTACACCCCTCCTAGTAGTGATCATGCGGAGATTTTCTCCTACATGTACACCTATATTCCGTAAAGGGTGATTTACCCTCATCGTAATATAACGGGGTTTGTAAGAGGTTTCTCTCACTATACCCTGCAGGATTAGTGGAATACCGCACTTGCGCATCCAGTAATCTGCCACGATCTCCGCTACTTGGAAATCGAGGTAATCTGTTGCCGTCTCATAGTCAGTACTAGAGACGTAAACATCCTTATAGGTCTCCCGGATTATATTTGATCCAGCAGGCCCTTTATCTTTCTTCGCTACCTCAAATAGATTGGGTTCATCGGTCTTAAAGAACGATTTGAAGAATTCCCATCCATGTGACTCTTTAGACATTCCGGATGTTGAGCTCTCGATTCCCTTTTTAAGGGGCCAAGAGCATATCTTACTTACAACGTCTGTGATGACCTTTAAGTAAGCTGTTCCCTTTGTCACACAGCGTGACTTTCCGGGTTCACTAATGACGACCATGTCTGCTTTACGCAATTCACGTGGGTCCGTCTCAAGGATTCTCTGGATACAGTGCCAGAAGATCCTCTCTCCCATCTCAAGGGACTCCCGTTCGGAGTAACTTAGGATGCTTCCAGTGTTAAGATCCCTAATTGGTATCTTATACCCTGGCTCTAGCCCATTAATCTCGTCAGAGATTGCCTGGGTTGTTCCACCATCACTTACCTTGCTACCAAGGCATGCTGATGTCGTTAGCGTGATAATTGCCTTTGTGGTCAATCCTGTCAACGCATAATCTGGGAGATTCTGACATATCGTCTCCATCCCAAATCTGATTGCATTCTCCCTCTCTTGGTTGAGTGGGATCGCATCTAGTTGTAAAGTCGCAGAAAACTTCATCTGTGACTGCACAACGTCAATCATGGGGGGCGTACCCACTCCCCTTGATTGTGACAAAAGTCCGATCTGATACACTTGGTGTTCGGAATACGGCCTTCCGAGGACAGCGTCAAACACTGGCCTCTGGGACCTGAGCCATAGTGGTAATTCACCATGGAACATGTCTCCATCCTTCAGGTACCTATGTAGTCCCTGATTGGATATGTTAGACTTGAAATCCTTTCTGGATCTCTTTAAAGTCTTATAGTATGTAGTGAGCGTAGCAGACTTATCTGTTAGCTCACCATCGAAGAACTCATCACCTATTAGGTACCATAAGTTCTTAAGGTTGAACATGTCGAACTTTTCCCATGTCCAAACTTCTTCAGGAATCGTCAAGTACCTCTGTACGAAAACCCCTGTAATGGTCTGTAAGAGTTCGATGAATCTCAAAGACCTCGTACTTCTACGTCTCACATCTCGTGTGACGTAGAACTCATCAACCTGATCCTCTGTCCACATTGGATCAGGCTGGCCTGTCAATAGGGAGCTAATCCTCCTTATCAGCATTAGGGACCACTCCTTTAAGTAAGAAGCCTTCCCTTTCGACAACATGTGGAGCCTGTGGCCCCAGTGTGTCGATCGTAGTATGACATTGAGTTTTACCTCATCATCAGCTATTTGGTGAAAGGGGATCGATTTACGAATTCCTTTCTCCATGTCCCTTCCTCCCTTTTGGAGGAGGGAAGGTGGTATCGGATCAGTTATTTTGTAACTATCTCCGTACCAAACAACCAGGTCTCGGGGTTTATTCCCGCGGAGCTGGTCCAATTCCCTTTTAGCAAATAGCTTAAAGGGGTCACAGTACTTTAACCGTAGATTATCTTCGGCAACTACTGGATGCGAGTCTGCTCTTGGTTCTTCCAGAGCCTCACTCGTTAGCTCACCGATCACTGGATCCGAAAGGAATGTTATTCCGAGATCGTGAGCTAGTCCTGATCTGCACGCATATTTTAGCGCCTTCCCAGGTCCTCCCTTCAAGGTTAGCATCGATGGTGCTTGCCGGAGGGATACCCATCCATCACATGAGAATTCATCTAGGATGGGGCATGGTCTAACTGGGTCATCCCGGTCAAACCATGTTCCGAACCTAACGGAGTTAGTTACCTCCTTAGGAACGCGATTGTATC